ACAAATTGAGTTTGATCCTATTGCTTTATGTTGCGAATATACGGAATATGAAGACTTAGAAGATTTTCACTGTTATTACGATCCGGAAGAATATCCGGATAAAGAAACTATACACGATTACACTCAATTAATTGAGTTAGACGACGAAAGTTTTATAATACAAAATTTTTAATAAATAAATAAATTATATGAAAACCGAGAAATTAAAAGAAAAATATCTAAAATACGAATTAACAAAAGACGATGTGTTTAAACATCAACACTATATAATTATAACTCGAAGCGGAATAGAAAAA